AATGTAATTTTAGTATTGCTATCAGGAATATCTACACCATTTTTTCTAAACCAAATATTAGCTGTCCCAGAGTTAGCGTTTGTTTTAGTAAGCATAGAAGAAAACTGAACAAAATAATCTCCAGTTTCTTCCACATATATTTTATCCCCATCTAAATACGTTTTATTTGCGTCTCCCTCAACCCAACTAGTGTTGATTAAGGTAGGGGTATTAACCCCAATAGCCTGATCTCCTGTTGTGTAAAAAGTTCCATAAGGGTAGTTAATTTGGTTGATTGCACCACCTACAGGCCAGGCCCATTCGGTCACGGCTTCGCCAAGCACTTGAGGTATGTAAAGTTTTGCTCTACCTAGGTCTAACGGATCGTCTGCGTCCGCTATTACCCCACGATAGATACCATAAAAACGATTATCAGAGGACACCGGTTCTCCTTAACTTATTAACAACCGTTTTAGGTCTAGACGATACAGACTGTGCTTTTGTTAAATTGCCGGCTGTATTTATCCATCTTTGTGCAATTATTGTTTTATTAGCAACCTTAGGTTTAGACCTATTTGTTATGTTACCAAAACCTGTTTGAGACTTAACACCAGGATTTTTTGTACCCTTTTTTAATTTACTCTTTGGTTTTTTATTAGTTTGACGAACTCCCTTTTTAATATTTCTTTTTGCTTTGGCTGAAGGTACTTCTACAAGTCTGTTGTCTTTACCCTGAGTTGCAGTGCCAAGTGAGTCCGTTCCCACAGTTAGGGTTGTTGTGTAAATATAGGAGTTATAAGAATTAGAAACAATTTTATGTTTTGCTTTTAGTACTACCCAAAAACCAGAATAAGTATTACCTAATCCGTCAAAGAAAGCCGGCATACCTGGGTATACAGTGGAGTCCCCAAGAACTTCTGCTTTTGCTCTATAAGGAAATCTAGTTCTTTGGTCTACTGCCTTAGATTCATTGTCAGCCACAGAGTAATCGTTAGCGACTACTCCTGAAGCAAACCGATCGAAGAACTCAGGCTCAGCCTTTTTTCTTGTTGCCTTTGGTCGTTTTTGATTTGTAAGTTTAATTATTTTTCCAGTAAAAGCATCAACGCCAGATACGGCAGTTGCTGATTTGTATTCTCCGTCCTCAAACTCAAGGCTTTCTCCAACTAAAGGCTCAAAAGAATAAAGGGTTGATCCCTCAGGTCTAGCTGCGTCTCGCAAAGTAAAGGTAGGAGCGTTGTCTCTAAACTCTTCATACAATTTAGTCATTGAGTGAAAATAGATTTGAGTATTTGTTACTCTTAAAAAATAACCAGATTGTTTTGCTAACTTAACCATGGTCTCCATATCGGTAAGACCGGCTTGAGAAAATTGAGGGTAAACGCGAGGGTGTGCGTCTACGTCGTAAGCAAAGTTATTTCTTTTAGCAATTGCAGTAACTATGTCTGACGCTGTTTGCTCTACGTACACTTGTTGAGAAGTTTTTTTAAGGAAGTAAGACGCGCCAATAACGTGTACTTCAACAAAACGTTTACCGGGCGTAACGTGAGGTTCAATGTGGTGCACGTAACAACTAAGCTCTTGTGTTCCATTTTGTCCGGCAAGGGTTATTAAAACAGGTGTGCCGGGGCGAATATCATCGTAATCAACGTCCCAGTCTCTAAATTGAATTGTCCCAAAGTCATGCTTGTATCTTTCCTGCCAAAAGGTCATAGAATGAACTCGAGCAGGCGGTACCTTTGCATTAGGAAAATCAACACCAACAAAGTTATACATTAGGAATCCTAATAACAGTTCCCGGCTTTATATTTGTAGGGTCAACAATTTCTGGGTTTACATCAAGAATAATCCACCAAAGGGCTGGGTCTTGGTAGAAATCAAACGCTATGTTATCTAGGCGCTCGCCTTGTTTGTAGGTATGTTCTCTGTAAGAAATTGTTCCAATATCCTCAAACTCGTAAAACACAACAGCGTTAGCATCAGAGTCTTCTGCAATAGATATAAAATCAACTACCGAAAACTCGTATCTAGATCCTTGGTATATAGACATATCTACTCCTACTTCGTTGGCGCAATGGCCGCTGCAGTTTTTTCAACAGATGCAATACCAGCAGAAGCCATAAGGTTCATAGCGATGCTTACGTCTGTTCTAATTGGGGTCATATCTTGAGCAAAAGCAATATGAGTTACGTTTAGGTTGTTTATATACCCTACGTAAGACAAAGGACCAATATCAACACGCAAAAGCGTTGCAGCTAGGTAACCAATATCTCCAGTAGAACGACCGGTAATACTCTTCCAATCAGGTCCGTTAACCGCTTTATACAGATACTCTAAATCAGCAACTGTTCCATAGTTAACAAGGTCTAATATTTTGTCAGAAATTTTTCCAGCGTCTGCTTCTGCAAAAAAGCCAGTTTTGTAAAACTCAGCCATTCTTTCAAACGTTGCTGCAGACCCAGACCTTTGATCTAACTGTAGGTCAAACTCTTTTTGTAGCAAATGTTTCATACAAGCAAAATCGTTAGTTCTATCTAAACGCAGCTGTAAAGAAAGAGTTTCCCCGCTTGGGAAGGCTCCGGCTACTGAAGCAAAGATGTCTGCAGGGTGCGGAGTAACTTCGGTGTTAAGCGCAACAGAAGTGCTAAAGGTGTCTGGGTTCCACATAAATTGAAAACCAATTCTTCTATCTTTACCAGTACTCTGAGTTTTTTCTTCACCAGTAGCCGTAACGTATGTGTTGTTAGCGTTGTAGTACCACCAGATACGACCGCGTCTGTACTTTTCAGGAACTTCTCCGGGAGGAGTTGTGTAACCCCATTTGCCCGGCTCTATGTATAGATCTGGTTCAACTATCTTTGGTTTTACAGGCAGGCTCCATTGATGTGGAGGTAAATTCCAGTCATAATCAATTGGAAGTTTTAACGGCTTTACTTCTTTGTTCTTCTTGTTTTTGTTCTTTGATTTTTTATCTTTCTTTTTCTTTTGTTCTTCAGCCGCACGTACTTTTTGACCTTCTGTTAGCCTTCTAAAACGTGCTCTTTCAGCCTCATCTTCGGCAGTTGCGTTAGGGTACTGAGTACCATAATTTTGAGGTGCAGTAGTTGTGCTAAACGTGATACCTTCAATTGGCATTACTTAGACACCGCCTTTTCTCTTATATTGTCCACACTAAGAATCTTTTTAACTTCCCTAGCAATTTCTTTTGCATCTGCCGCTGTTTTTTCAGGCATATGGAAGTTTACCGTTACTCCGCCATAATTAACTGTTGCTCCATGGGATTGAGCATTTGTCATTGATCCCATGTCAGTTGAAGACACAATAGAAGGACCACCAGAACCAATAATTAGACCCGATGGATTTCGGCTCATTACTAGATCTGAACTAGGTGCAGGCTGTGCTCCCTCAACAATAGACGGAGTTCCTGCGCCCGCAAGCCATGCGCTTGGATCCATCTTTTGACCATTTTTGCGTACCTCAAAGTGAAGGTGGGCTCCGGTAGATTGTCCAGAGTTTCCGCTATAACCAACAAGGTCTCCAGCTTTAACACGAGTTCCACCAGTAGCTATCTTGCTACTTAAGTGGCCATAAAATAGTTGTGCCCCATCTTCTGTAACAAGCTTTATGTAATTTCCAAAACCAGGAGCGTCATAAGGTGTTGCTTCTATAACACCATTAGCGGATGCAAAAACTGGAGTGCCTTCTGGCAAACCGTAGTCAATTCCGCCGTGACCTTCTCCGTAGGATGGGCTCTTCTTTCCATTAAACATTAAGTGACGAACTACACCAAACGGACTTGTAATTGAGTAATTTCCTTGGAACGGCATTACATAGCCGGAAGCTCCTGCGCCCTCTCCGCCACCTTTACCGCCAGGATTGCTGTTTCTAGCAATTCCAACTCCACCTTGAACAGCGCCTACAGCAGTTCCAGCAATTGCTCCAGGAAGACCTCCAGCAACTAATCCAGTAGCTGCGCCTTGTCCAGTATCAAAAGCAAAATTTCCAATATCTCTAATAAATTCAGGTCCAGCATAATTTTCGTTTAACCAATCCTGGACTTTATCTAGTCCAGCGTAAGCTCCAGCAGCAAGACCAGCTCTTCCTAAACCTCCCAAGAAACTTTTTGGCATGAACTTGCCAAATTTTCCAAACAAACCGCCCTTGGCTCCACCGGCTGCTGTTGCACCACCGCCACCACCAAATAAATTTTTAATTCCGCCAAAAGCTTTTCCAGCCATCATTGCGGCGCCACCACCAAGTACTCCAAGGATTCCTGCGCCAGCACCATTACCTGATGCTCCAATTGTGTCAATAAAACCTTTACCTTCAAGAATTTTACGGAACGCATCTCCCATTAAACCCGCATCTCTTGCTATGTCGGCAACTTTATTGCTTGCCGCTGCAAGAAGATCATTAGCAGCTTCAAATCCTTTTAGAACAGATGGGGCAACTGCTTGAGTAGCATTTAACGATGCTGCGTTTTTATCGCTTGTACTTAAAACGGCACTAGTGGTTGCGCCTTCTTGAGCCAAAGTCGCTTTATTTAGAGAGGATCCTTTACCACCAGTTCCAGCAAGAAGCATAAGTTCTGAAATAACTGATTGACGAAGGATTGGGTCATTGCCAAAATATTGGTTAAGCATTGAGTCAAGAGCATTACCAGGTTGCAATGAGAACGAAATTTGTTCTTTAGTGATTGCACCTTCGCCAGTCTTACCTTTGTTAAGTACTTTCCAAAGGTCTTTAGCAATGTCTTGGAATCCACGCATCATTCCATCTGCGCCACGAACGTTAACGCCAATCATGCGAAGCATGTTTACGTTACGTCCTTGGTTTAACGCAGCTGTAGCCTGCATACCTCCAGATAGACCAACACCTGGCATTAAGTTAGATATTGCTGCTGCGCTTTGACCAACTTGATTAAAGTTCTTTAAGCCAGGCATTATGCCCATGCTTGCGCCAAGCATTGTGGCGCGGGCTGCGTCTAAAGTATCAGTAGTAGTTCCTTGACGAGCCATTCGCATTTGAGTTGCGTTGGCATTGGCTCCACCATAGAAACCAAAACGGGATCTTAATAAATCTTGTTCAAAAGATTGTTCAACTGTAGGAATGCCCTGCAATCCAGCAAGAGCAATTTTGCCAGTTCCTTTTAGTAACGCTGCGCCAGCGCTCTTTAGGAATCCTCCAAAGCCACCGCCTTGGCTTCCATCATTTTCTGTAGCAGTTTTTGTTCCCGTGGAAGTTCCCATACTTCCATTGAGAAGATTGCCTGAACCGCCACCAGGGAAAGAGCCTTTTAAGTTTCTAGATATCTCCGCCGATAAATCGCGGGTGCGCTCAAGCTCTTTATTTAACTGTTTAAAGGCAGACGTAAGATCGGCAACAAGTTCGGTTTTGCGACCGAAAATGCCACCACCGCCACTGGTTCCCATGGCTGTGCCGGTATTTTTTTTAGCCAACACTAACTCCTACGTCTGTTAATGGCTCGTTCGAGCCAGTTCTTTCTTTCTCTGAAAGACAGTGACAGTACATCTGTCAAAGTCCAGCCGGGGTATGCTCGAGTTAGTGCTTCAAATTGGTCCAGTAAGTTTTCGTAATCTTCGTGCTTATATGCGAAACAAAGCAGCTAAGGTCAACGGCATAGGAATATCCTCACCGCATGCCTCGCATGCCTTCTTCACCTCCCCAAGGCGTGGGCCTGGGTTACGTTCAAGAATCTCTTGGACAATTGCTTCACGGTCTTTCCAACTTAGTTTCAAGACCGTAGATGCTCCGATAGATGGGCTTCCATTTATTGAAGCAACGCAACCTGCCAAAAGGATTGTGTTTAGTTCAGCTGAGTTCTTGTCGTTGTTTTCAAGCAAACGACGTTGTGTAACTCCCGTAGGAAGTCCAACAACTACTGTTCCCAACTTAGACTCATATGTCCAGAGTCGATCTTCTTTTGGATCTTTTAGTTCGACAATTGGAATGTCCTTGGTTAGATCCAGAGTTAAAGTTTGCTCTGTTCTACAGGACGGACAAGTGCCTGTGAAATCAATTGTGTTTCCAAAGGTTGCTCTACGGATTCCAATTAATATCGCATCTCTGTCGCCTGAAAGAAGAGTTTCTAAGTCTTCCTTAGACGCTTGCTCCATACCTAAACTGACCAGACCTCTTTGAAGCATTGTGTTTAAAGCACGACCAGTAGTTCCTGCTCTAGCAACAGCTTCTTCGTCTGCGCCGTTTAACTCTCTAACCTCAACATATTTGACCAAGGCGCCTTCCCGATTGATATATCCACCGGGAAGTGCGACCTCGGTATCAGACGGAGCCTGTGTTTCTACTTTTACAACAGGCTCCGCTGCTAAAGCTTTGACCGCTTGGTTAACGACTTTTGGATCTGAAATTAATTCTGCCACGTCTTGTGTCTCCTAATTGTTTAGAGTGCTGCCGGCCTTACTGGGTCGTATCCACCGGTTCCATTGGTAAAGAATACCGAAAGTCCTTCGTGGACAAGTCCAAGGGTTTCGACCATAAGGTTGTTTCCGCCAGCATCTAGGTCAGAGTAGTTCAAAGTTGAAATCCATGCGTTGTGCACATGGAAGCCCATCTTTGGAGTATTTGATCCACCTTCACCGCTTGCGGTTGCTGTTGCGTTACTTGCTGCTGGATGATCAAGAACATAAATCTTGATATCGCAACGGAAGTCTTTACCACTGGTCAAAGCAATTCCGTCTCCGGCTGCTGCTGCAAACAGTGTACGCATCCAATCAATAGCCTGGTTGTTACCAAAGATAACTCCACGGTCCATAGTGATTGGGTTGAATGTTGTCATACCAGGTACCTGGTGAATGGTGGTGTTGTATCCACCTTCGCGGTACGCGATACTTTGTGTGTTAATGCCGAGACCGCTGATTGAACGGAAACCGCCAGTGAAGCCGGTAATCCGCTTGTCCACCGAAGAACCTTGTTGTGGTGGAAGGAACTCAGCGATAAATCGGAACGAGCGTAACGGATCGGTCGCCACACTCGAGAACCGATTAATTGTTGTATCTGCCATGTTTGGTTATCTCCTTTACGCCGTAGTAACGGTGGTGCCACCGTCAAACTGACCGATTTTAATAACTACGAACTCGGCTGGGCGTTGTAGAGCCACACCAACTTCGATGTTAACTAATCCAGCGTCAATGGACTGTTGTGGGTTCAATTCAGCGTCACATTTTACATAAAATGCTTGTGCTGGGATTGAGCCACGTAGACCGCCTGAGCGCCAGAAGTTATTTAAGAAGCCTTCCAAAGTTGCAACAATTCGACGCCAAGTCTTTTCATCGTTTGGCTCAAAGATTGCGAACTGGGTTAGCTCTGATAAGGACTTGCGTAGATAGATGAGAGTACGACGAACTGGAACATACTTGTCTACGTATGAACCAAGAAGCGTGCGTGAACCCATAACTACAATTCCTGAACCAGGAACAAACTTGATTGCGTTAACTGCAGCCGCGTTGCTGTTCATTCCATCCAACTGAGCGTTGGTTAGTGGACGAACTGAAACTGCGCCTCCAACTCGAGTGCTGAGACCAGCAGGTGCCTTAAAGACTCCTCGAGCTGCATCGGTTCCTAGGTATAGACCAACAATTGCTCCACCTGGTGCTACTTCACGAGTAACTCCTGGGGTTGTAACTGCTGGGTCTTTAATTGTGATTGGTGGGTAGTACACAGCACCGTAAGAGGTAGCTGTATAAGAATCTGCTCTTGTAATTTGATTATCTACAGATCCAAAAACTGGGTCAATAACAACAAATACGTCTCCGCGGTTTGATGCGTAGGTAGTCATTGCGTTGACAGCAGCTGCTTCTGTAACTCCAGGAGCGTTTAGAACTAGCGAGTTCAAGACAGTATCAAAACGAACAACTTCGTTAGATATTTCTACCTCACTAACAGAACCAGTTCCGTTAGTTCCACCAGCTAATGATTGGTTTGTAGAAACTACTGGTAGTCGGGCTGAGCCGGTAGCAGTAGATCCTTCATCAACAGCTGAGATGAACTTAGATTGAGAATTGATGATATCAATCACATAGCGATCGTTACCAGGTGTCATAGAAAGATCTGTGTATCTTTCTACAACATTGCTATTTGCGGTTCCACCAAACTTTACAGTGATGTCTACATTGTTTGCTGTAGCAGAGTTCGCAATGCTGATATTAATGTCATTTCCCCAAGCACCAGCATTCTTTGAATTGATGGTGAGGGTAGCGTCTGCCGTTGGGGTGACGCGGTCATTAAATGTACGGGTAGCAACGTCTGCATCAGCATTTGCTGCACGCAAGAAGTATGCTTGATTACCACCGTTTGAGAAGAACAACAGCGCTGCAACGTGCAACGGTGAGTCGTTCTCCCAGCCACCATACAGACTGACGTATTGACTCCAAGATGTGACCAGAGTTGGAACAAGCGGACCACGATCTACGACGCCAACAAATGCAGCGATGGACTGTGAAGTGGCACTTTGAACTGGGGTTACTAAGTTAAGGGATTCCTCAACATAGACACCAGGCCGAAGGTATACAGCCATTATTTATCTCCTTTGATTTTATCTAGTTTGCACATATGTTAAACCAACTCGAATCCCGAAGGGGGGTTCCCTGTTGTCATGATGTTTGCCGATTGAATCTGTGGTGTTGGAACAGACGGCGTGTAAGGCGTCATTTCACTTACCACTCTGATACTAAAGACGTTTCTTAGTAAACGTCTTCCATCCTCAATGGAGTCGCGTTTTACGAATCCCTCGAGAAACATATGCCTAGCAACATAGCCATTGCCATTCGCTTGCGGAATGATGAGGTGACCATATTTGCCAGGAATTTTTCTATTTAGCATTTCAAAAATTATTGTTCTATCGTGGCGTGGGTGACGAGCAAAAGAACTAACTTGATAATAAAGATCGTAGACCACTGGGGCGTAGTAACTGTGTCTAGCGTTGCTTGACGCTTGTTGAGTTCCACGATTGGTGTTATCAATCCAAAAACCAGAACTTTGACGATCGTTAGCCGGTTGAATGTCAAACAAGTCAATAACCATGTATGGGTATTCTTGAGCTTTTAACTCTACGTCCGGATAACCAAACCATACTTTTACAGGTCTTGTGCTGTCTTTTGCATCTTGCACTTGAATGCCTTGAAGATGTGTTTTAAGAGCCTTGTCTTCTGCATACAAAAATGATGTGTCGCTCATGGCAGAATCCCCTTATCAAATAAGTAATCAAGTGCATCGCCTTCAATCGCTTCTCTAATTGCTACATCTGCTTTAGTCATAAAGGGGCGGATTACTACAGTAGGAGGTCTATCCTCAGTTCCGTATTCAAGATTAAATATTTCATCTTCACGGAACTCAAAATACTCAAGTGAAATTACACCCTTATTTTGGGTTAGTTCAATTGGATTACCCCAGCCAGCATCGGCCGTCGCTTCTTGAAGAAGAGGATCTAACTCCTCAACCAGACTTTCGGCTAAACGCGGGGCACGTGCTTCGAAGCTATTAGTGTTCACTTCTTTTTCTTTTTCTTTACCTTCTTGACGCCGTATAGAGCACCAAGTCCGATGGCTGCGTAGGTCATGGCAGATTCTTTTGCGCCTGGGGCATTTTCAATAATGCCTTTATAGAAATCAACCTCAGTGGGTCTATCTATCCAGTCTTTGTAGCCAGACATAGCATGCTCCAATCGGAGTTCGCAGGTACTCGTACGCAAAAGGGTAAAGCCACTCCCCGCATGGGAGTTACCACTATAGTAAATGAAAAAGCCCCCTTGCGGGGGCTAATTCGCTATTTCTTCCGTTTTGCTTTTATGCCTTTAATAATCTTGGCATCAATTTTTCGGTCTTCTTCTAGGGTCTTTGGCTTCTTCTTTTTACCGTGGGCTGTGTCTTTTTTTTCAAACTCAGCCTTTTCTTTTTTAGACAGCCCTTTTGTCATTTTGGCGTCTTTTTTTTCGTCAGCCTCTTTTGTGTATTTAGCCATTATTTTTTCTTAGCTTTCTTGTCTTTTGCATTTGCACCCTTCTTTGCAGCAAACTTCTTGTTCGCCGCCTTGAGGGTCTTCATCCCGTGTTTGTCCTTGGGACGGCCACAGCCGCAGGTCGCGCACACTACTTTTTCTTCTTCTTACGTAGAGCTGCAAAATCAGCCCCATCAAGCTTCTTCTTATCGCCAGCTTTGCCAGCAATTTTCTTTTGCTTTGGGGAAAGCTTCTTGCTTCCCTTTCCACCGCAACCACATGTAGCACACATTACTTTTTACCTGCTTTCTGTTTTTTGGGTTTTGCGACCTTGCTCTTACCGGATCCTTCTGGTACACAGTTAGGAACCTTCTTACCGTTCTTTGTTTTAAAACCTACTTGGACATAGCCGTCCCAGCATGGACCTTGCTTTGCCATCATTTACCTTTCTTGTGCGGGTTCTTCTTGTGCCAGTCCTTCACGGCTTTTACGCCTTGCTTGACTGTCTTAGACCCACCATTCTTTGTCAAATTAATCTTATCCCACTTACCGGCTGACTTGCCTTCGTGGTCAACAATGACATCGCCCTTTTTATTCTTTTTAACGGTGTGCTTCATGCCGCCAACTTTAAGAGTTTTACCCATAATTATTTACTCTTATAACGAATAGTTGCTTTAGGGCGTCTAGCAATCCCGCCTTTTTTACGACGAGACTTTGCTCCACCAGAACGATATTTGCTTTGATCTAACTCAATAGAAATATTCTTAGTTGGGTTTTTACCAACTGTGTCTCCGATACGACGTGGCATATGTCTCCTAAGAAGCAGGTTGTGCGTAGGCCTGGAACTGTTCATCATTAACCAGTTCGTCTGGCATCAGCTGAATCATGTTCAGGGTAATAAGTGTACCGCGGTCATCAATGTATCCGTCAGGCTGTGTGTGGTATGGCCTAAAAACTTGACCTTTCCATACGCAACGGTAACGGTTTGCTTCCTGTAGGCGAGCGCGAAACTCACCGCGCTTGTCAAACAACTGAGGGCTTACCCTGTACAGGTCATCAATGTTTATAGTTAGGTTTAACGTATCGGCTGCGTAGAAACCTCGTTGATCCATAGGTGACTTACCCATTTGTAAATCAGCGCTAACAATATGAAGCACTTTTGGACCAACCCAGACACGGCCGCCAGAGATAGACTCAACATCGTAAATAGGGTCGGTAGTAGTAGAAGAAGTGTCGTACTCCCACCATTCTGCGTGAGTACCAAATGGGTTAGTTGAATCCCACGTAATGCCGTCTCCGACCTCGTTTAGTTCAAAATCAATGGTGAACCTTCCACCCGGCTCAAAGGATCTCATGCCACCCCTTATTCACTGTAGAAGACTAGGTTACGCTTTAGGCGCTCGTCTGTAGGGTTTAACTCAACCGCCTTTTCGCCGTACTCCTTTGCTTTGTCTGTAAGTCCTAAATGATGTGAGGCAATTGCCGCATAATCGTATGGTGCCGAACCCCATGCAAACTCTTCGCATAAGTACTCAAGTGGTTTTTCTGTAATACGAAGCGCCTCTTCCGCTACGTCAAGGCAGTCAAACCAACGGTTGTTTTCATAATAAAGTTTGGCTAACTCTACGTAAGCCTCCCGTCTATCTGGTGCTTCTTCAACGGCTTTTTTAAACCAATCTTCAGCTCCCATAAAATCATCAGACATCTTTGCAATGTAACGCATAGATGCTGCTCTTTCAGGTTTCCACACTGCCCGTGGTAGAGATAAGTGACGCTTAAACTCTTCTGTTGCTTCTGCAAACTTTCCATAAAAGAATAATTCTCTGGCGTAGTAAAACGCGTTCCTATCATCGTGTGGGTCTTCAATTACAGATTGAGCCAATAACGGGAAATACTGAGAGCGTGGTTTAGTGTCGTCTGGGTGATGATGGATCTCAAGTCCTACCCAATTTTCAATTTGTTGTATTCGATCAGTTACCAATACTTCGTGGACAGGATGCTTCCAACGATAGCCGTGGCGTTTGTGGATCTTGTCTCCACCATACTGAAGACCAGGAGACCCGTCGGGGTTCCAGTTCCAGGTGTATTTGTAGCGTGGTCTGGTTGTTTGTGTTGGGACAGCCTCTAGGTGTTTACGCCATCCTTCAACTAATACCTCATCCATATCCAAAGCAATACAGTAGTCAATATCATTTGGAAGCGCTGCAAGGGATGCATTGCGTGCATCGTCAAACCGCCAAGGTTTTACAGAAATAGATATAACATTGATACCAAGTTCTTTGGCTAGTTCAACCGTATTGTCTGTAGACCCGGTGTCCGCAATTAATAAGTAGTCAGCTTCTTTAGCGGACTCATACCACTTATGAACAAATTGTTGTTCATTAAGGGCGATTGTGTAAACCGCTATTTTCATTAGCTAAGGGCTGCTAGTTTTTCCTTATGAAAAGCCAAAGCGTTTTTTACGCCTTCAACAGCAACTCGGTACTTTTCTGCCGTTTCTTCTTGGTTTTGAGAAACAGAAAATAAGTAGTTAAGCTCTAAAGAATATCCGTCTTTAGAAAGTTTATTTATTCTTTCAATAAGAACGTCTTTCTTTGTTTCTACGTCTAAACCCCAGTCAATGTCTTCCATGATTCTCCTTATTCTTCGTTTGGTGCCACCATATCATATCCGATTACTTCTCCTGTATCGGCATTCTTGACTTCAAATTTCTCAAAGCCTGAAGCATCTTTTCCAAGGCTTGTTTTAATTACATTAATAGATGTCATATGAACCTCGCCCAATATCCGTTAGATGTGTTGTTAAGTGGTGTGGCTGAAGAGGGTAGATCTGACTGACTGTCTAAGTAGCCACGCATGACTGGTGATAGTGCGTTTAAAACCGCTGGTGGGTAACCAAAGGCAAGGTAGCCGGTACCAGGGGTTGTAGCAATAACAAGGATTGCAAAGCCGTAGCGTTGTCCAGCCTGGAACGTTACAGAAGAACTTAGATTTCTTGTGTAAACAGTGTTACGTGTTCCAAAAATAGTAATGTCGTTTGCTGTGCTTGCCAACAGTGTGGCTGTAGTCTCATCAAAAGAGTAAACACCCATCTTAATAAGGGTAGCGCCAGTAGTTGCTGTACCAGCAGATGCCACCGCTACAGTTGATGCGGTATGGGTGTGAAGCGGGCTAAAGAAGCTCCAGTAAACAGTTCCGCTAGTAAACGAGGCAGAACGGTTGTCATAACGAGGGGCTACATCGATGTATGTATCAGACAACTCCATACGAGCCTGCACTCGATTAATAAGAGCTATCTCTCCAGAAGCATTTGGCAACGTAAGTGTACGGTCTGCAGTTGGGTCTGTTACTTGAAGGGTAGTCTCAAACGCATCTGCGGTTGCTCCTTCAAAAACAATTGAAGATCCAACAGTAAGACCACTAAAGGTTGGGGTTGTAATAGTTCCACCTAAAGAAACCGTGTCAGTTCCAATAGTTATAGAGGAGTTCGCTAACTTAACGTTAGTCACATTTCCATCAACTATTTTTGCTGTAGTAACAGTGTTGTCGGTTGGGGTACGGGTGTCGGAGAGTCGAGTATCTGTTCCATAAACAACTTCTGTTGCTGAAGCGTTTCCAGTAGCGGGAATGTCTTTTGTAGATGACGTTCCAAGACCAGTAACTTGAGTGTTTGCAATTGACAATAATGTTTGATCAATACCAATAACTGCAGCAATATTTGTTCCAGTATTTGTTATAGGACCTGTTACAGATACAACTCCTGTAGCCCCAGTAGGGCCAGTAGGACCGGTTACTGTTGAGTCAGCTCCCGTAGGACCGGTTGGACCAGTAGGTCCTGTGGGACCAGTAGGACCAGTTACATTAGAGTCTGCGCCTGTTGGACCGGTTGGTCCTGTGGGCCCTGTTGCTCCAACAATTTGACCAGCGCTGTACCAAGTTGTTCCATCCCAAACGTACACATCTCCATCTGCATCAACAATATACGCATCGTTAATGTCATTTCCTGTTGACGGAAGATCAACAACGTTAGCAACACTACCTATTAAAGTAATAGGAACACCTTGAGGACCTTGTGGTCCAGTAGGTCCAGTAGGTCCGGTTGGTCCAGTTACTGTTGAATCTGCGCCGGTTGGTCCAGTTGAACCCGTAGGACCCGTTGGTCCAGTTGGACCAGTTGGTCCAGTTGGACCCGTTACACCTTGAGGAATTCCAAAATTATAAATTGCCGATGAAGCTGTTCCAGTATTAGTTACTGTTGCTGATGCTCCAGGACCTAATGTTGTTACTGCACCAATAGTGGCTGTAGAACTTGGACCAGTAGGACCAGTTACACCTGAAGAGTATTGAAGACCAGACCACGGAGTTGTACCTGTGCCAACTTTAAATCTACCAGTATCAAATTCATAACCAACTTCACCTTGTGAAAGTGTTGGGTTATTAGTTGTCCAGTTAGCTGCGGTGTCACGTCTGAATTGAATCTTTACAGCCATTTACACTCCTAATGCATTTCCGCAGTCGATTGTGGGAGTACCACCATATATTGTAGAGGCTTGACCGCCATCTATATTCTGAAAAATAGGACCAGTTGGTCCTGTTGGTCCGGTGGGACCTGTAGGACCAGTAACAGCGGGACCTGTAGGTCCCAAAGGTCCTGTTGGTCCGGTAGATCCAGTTGGTCCAGTTAAACCTAAAGGTCCAGTCGGACCAGTGGGACCTAAAGGTCCAGTTGGTCCAGTTGCTCCTTGAGAGTTACTGATACGCCAAACTGATCCATCCCAGTACCAAGTAACATCGCCAACCGTAAACAGTTCGTTTAGCGCAGGGCTATTAGGGAAGTCAATTGGCATAGGAAAAAGTGTATCTCTTTACTTATTCAAAAGTCTTCTTAACCCACCAGTGCTTTCTATATCCACCAGTTATGTACTTAGATATAGACCAAATCTGTTTATCAGCCCAGTCAGGATCGTACTCTGCTACTTCCGATTTCCATCCTTCTCTTTTTATAGGTACCACCTGAATGATTGGAGTGCCTTCAGGGATAACTCCTTCAAAACCTTCTTTTAAAAAGAAGGGGATACCCCCACCGGCTGAAAATCCATCAGATTCTACAAAACCATTGGTTGTAGTAAAGGGCAGATCAAATCTATTAAATGGGTGAGTAAATAAGCAGCTATACCCTTCCGGAACTTCTATTCCCCAAGTTGTGTTCCAAGCATATAGATCGTGATCGTGACCTGCTGGTCTAGGTAATTCAGTAGCCATGTCTTTTGGACGAACTTCTAACGGAGAAGATATTTGGTTTCTTGCACCATTCCAAGCAAATCCAACCCTACCGTTTTTTCGTTCTATAAGAACATCCCCGGGCAAGGTAATGCAGTAGCCGGCAGTCATTGCTTCTAAAAATGGAATACAAAGTTTTATGTCTTTGTTTACTCCTCCACCTTCAAGAATTTCAGGCTTACCACTACGCCAACGTTTTGATTTTTTGTACCAATCTGGAACAAATGCTCGTGCAGGCTTAGGGGGAGAGTGCAGCTTAGCCACACTCTCTTCCATAGCTCTAAAAGTTATCTTTTTCAGAGGATTCCTCCGTAATATAAAGTAATTCCCATTAAAATTATCGGAATTACTAAAGCAAAGATGGCTTTGTAGTAGTCCTTAAGAGGAGTTCTAAAGTAACTTTTACCAACTACTAAACATTTATGGGCTGGGGACAGCATGTAGCCAGCGTAGTCAAAAGCAAAGAATAGTGGCAAAGTTTCAACGCCAAATACCCCTACAGAAAGTACAACAAAACCAGCAAACTTACTACTGCTTCCTAGAGCAAAACTGGCTAGAAAACCGGTAGCAGCAACTAAAAATAGTAGATTGTGTTGATGAGCGTCTTCTAACCACGCATTAATAGTTTCTATATTTGCTTTAATAATGTTGCTAAGAACAATAACAATTGCCGTAAATACCAAAACTCTAGCGTAATCTATTAGCTGTTTACGATCTCGTTTCCAGTCGGCTTCAATTTGCCAAGGCTCTTTGTCTTTCTTTTTTAAAGGTTTTTCTGGAATTGATATCTCAATATCGTCTTCTTTTAAAACCTTAAATATGTAGAACAAAATAACAATTCCCGCAGTAGCTAATAGCGGCCATGTTTTACCTAGAAGCTCCCAATAACTAAGGCTGAGAGCTGCCATAGGTAGTAAAACAGTTGCCTCTAGCGGAGACCAAAAATAAAAGTGATGCGTAGATAGATAATCAATAATTCCGTAGTTCTTACGTTTTTTATAATCATCTGGGGCAATAGTGTCTAGAGCACCTGCCGATACAGCGACGCGACCTGAAATCGGTAGTACGCCCGAGAACAGAGAGATAAGAGCAACAACTGCTCTTTTTGATTTTATAGTTGTGGCAATCCAAGCATAGAAGGGCATAAATATTTGGCTCTTCTTTGCCGCAAAGGACAAAGCCATAACTGAAGCAAGAAGTAGAAGGTATTGCTGATTATCCAGCAACAACGAGGATGTAAACTCCATTCCACCATAACCTTTCGTTCTCGATACTGTTAAGTATCTTTTTAGAGTATACGGGTGTAAGACCCGCGGCTTTTACCGCGTCGTCTGCAGCCCGTACCGTATCTGTCCAATTCGCGTCATCGAACACCAGGATGGCCTGCTTGGCGAAGCAGTCCCTATAACGGGTCACGGTCTTATATATATGCTCGTACTCGTGAGGTCCATCATAGAAAAATAAATCTACATCTTTGATAGTAGACACATCAACTTCGTGCACATCTTCATTAATAATGTGCACCTTGTTGTTGCCGATATAAGGGGCTATATTCTTTTCAAATTCATTTTGATCATTTGGAGGCAGCTCGCCGTGTCGCTCTTCTACAGGCTGAAGGTCCTCTTCCCACATATCAATGAAATAGGCTTCGAGGTTATTGCCCGCTAAAGCAGCCGCACCGGTTGCGCCTAGATACGCTCCAACCTCAAGGTAAACCTTAGATTGTGAGGCTAAACCGTTTAAGAGCTGCTGAACTCTACGGCTAGTCAAACCAGGAATGTCGATGTCCAGTTTTCTATTGACAGAGTCAACCAGCTCTCGGGTTACCACTAGGGTCCTGGGTTGGCGCTTATCTCCGTACTTAGCTGCAACAATCTTGTCGCAGTATCCGCAGTCCCAGCAGTCAAATTTGCAAGTGCGAATTTTTTTACGCCAGATGTCTATAGGTTTATCTACCAAGTTAGTCTCTTCAATAAAATCTTTAAAATGGTCAAAAAGTATTTCTTTACCGGCTGCATAGTTTTTGATAATTTGCATAGTCTCTCTGAGACGAGACTTGGACTCTCTTCCATGCATCTTTATAACGTCTATGCCTAGATCGGTAAAAAAGTACTCCCAATCTTCACGCCATGGTGGGAAATTAGCTGTTTTTAAAGGCACTGCTTGATCTTCGTATGTCCACTTCATACATGAAACGTGGCTAACAGGGTCGTGAAAATATTGTGGACCGTCTGTACGAGTGTTGTTAAATTGATAGTGCTCATCCATCATAGGGCATCCACCAAGACACCCCTCGTTGGCTAAAAGAGATAATTTAACTCCGTACTGTTCTTTAGCCTTTTTAAATCTCAGTAACTTTTCGTGATCTCTCATTAGATCTCGATCTAAGTTTATATAGTTAAACCCAGCCTTGGCTAAATGAGATATTTCTCTGGGTTCATTTACGTTTCTTAAAATAGTATTTTTAATAAAAATGCCGGGGAAAGCGTCTTGAATTTGACCCGTAGCTACCCAATGGGTGTGCGGAATAGTTACCGATTGTATGCCGGCATCATACAAAGGTTTAAAGTTTTGAATAAATAGATCTAAATTTTCTTGAGATGGGCGAACGTAAATATTGTTAAACACAGCAGATGCTGTAACCCCAGTAACTTCTTGTATATATAGGGCAAGTTGATTTAGGTAATCCCAGTCTTCTTCACGACCGTTAAATACGTCCCCCATAGCGTCTTGAGTAAAAGGAGGAATGCGACAGGTAAAATAAAAATCATAAATATAAGGCTTATAGTCAATTAAAAAATTTATAAATTGTTCTGTCTCTGCTTCAGCCAATTTAGGGTTTAACGGAACGGTAAACAAGTTTAATCCTTATAGTAGTCGTTATACGGGACATAGCAGTCTATCTTATTTCTTAAAGAAAGAGCTTTTTCTCTATCTTCAGAAGTAAGGGTGTACTTGTACTTTATCACCTCCGGATCAACTTCCCCTGTAGATTTGTTTACTACTTGTGGCACTTTTTCTAAATAGCGGTCTTTTAATTGCTCGTAAACTTCGGTATTTGGGCGCACAGTTATTTGAGAAACGTTTTCTGGGACCTCTACAAATCTCCAAGCAAATGCTTCTTCTTTAGTCAGTTCAACCCTAGAGCATCTAGCAGGATCCACATCAGACTCTACTATGACCGCTAAATATGACCTACCAATTTCTTTAAATTTAAACAGATCTTTATATTTTAAATAATCGTCTAGAAATATAGCAAAGTACTTCATTCAATTTCCTTTACCGCTTCCTTACGTATTTTGTAAAGGTCTAAAACAGGTAAATCATTTTTAAGAGAAGGTAAAATTGCCTGTTCAATTCTTCCCATTTCAATTTTCATTTGATTACCGTAACTAATTGCAAGTTGTAAAGTTTCCTTAGCCGCGTTGTTATCCATCTGCAGTATGGCGTCCATATTACCTATTCCAATTTGACCATAAGCCATCAAATCTAAAGAGGCCTGTCTTGCTAGTCTTACTATCCAATGATCCCTCTCTAGTTGAGAGTTTAAATACGGGTCTCTAATTGCGTCTAGTAAATCGGTACCATCTTCTAGATACGCAGATCCATCATCATACATTTCTTGAATCATTCTGAGGTATTGATCACGTTCGTATATTGTTTGACTCATACGACGCATGATTATAAGTCGTTCACGATCTAAATCTTTTATACGAGTTTTACATAATTTTTTAAACGCTACGGAGTCTGACTCATTTGCTCGTTCTTGCTCATAGTCTATTTCAGCTAATTTTTCTTCTAACTTTAGGACATGAACTTCTAAAGCCTCTTCACGAGAACGGAGTTCTAAAAGAAATTGTTTAAACTTTTGATATGGCGTAATCTGAGCATCGCCAACAAAATGCCTAGTTTTAAAATCAGATTGACTGTGCTCATAATTTGTCGCAACTTCAAGCCACTTCTGTTGCGTGTCTGTTAAATGTTCTTTATTAGTCCCAATAGGACCAGGCAAAAGTTCTTGTTTTCTTTGCTCCATAGTAATCTCCAATTATAGTATAAGTTAGTCACGCCAAGCACATGCGCCGGAAGAGCGCCCGCTAATACCCGATCCTCTCGGTTGCATTGTAGAACTGCCTTCAAATCCTGAATCTGTGGAATAGTTCCATCTCCAAGCACGGTTATTTTGAGCTCCGTCAAACATACCTAGCATGTAGGCATGTGCCTGACCCATGTCTAGATTTTCTTCCCCAGAGTTAGCAATAGGTTTGCTGTGGTTAGAAACAACACTATCCGTAGCATAGTTCCATTTACGAAACGCGTTTCCTCCGTTATACGATCCCTCGTTGCCGGCCCAACCAAAACCAATTTTAGAACTATGTCCTTTTTGTTGGTGATGGTTTGCCGCAGAAGCCACGCCAGATTGAGCTTCGGTAGCATAAGTAAACTTTGTTGTTGTCCCTGAACCATTCCAAACATAGCCGTAGTTTTCACCATAGTGGTGTCCAGCGTTAGAATCGTTTAGCGCAGAGGACCCAATAGTTCCTGCAAAACCCTCAGTAGCAAGGTTAAACTTTGAAATTGTAGTGCTATTGCCAAATACATACGCCATCATTCCAAAACCGGTAACTGGATCTGAGGACTGCATACCTTCAGAGTCGTCATAGGTTTGGGGCATAGAGAAATCTCCAGTGTTTACGTTAGTTCTCATGTTGTATGAGGAAGCGGTTGAATAGCCTCCCATACCGCCAGTGTTCCAAACAAAGTGACGGTTTGCGTTGTGACTTGACCCAATATACCCTCCAGCAGATGAAATCAAGTTACCCTGATCTACTGCAGAGTCTGTGGAGTGTTGAATATAGTTAACGTTAGTCCAAGGCTGGCTATTAATATAGCCACCTACAAGATACCCGCGGGTAATCACCTGTCGTAAAAGAAAACTCTTAACGCCTCTTGAACGACCGCCAATTACTCCGGTACCACCACCGCGACTAGTAAGGTTAAAAAAGGGCATTACTACTCCTAGTAGTTGAGGTTAGCTGAACCGAGAACCTGCCACGCTGATCCTAAACGGAGAAGCGTAAAGTTAAAGATATCAAGTTTGTTTGCGGTAGGTGATGGAGCAGTTCCGCCACCCCATTTAATAGTAACAGCGGATCCACCAATCTGGAAGGCGCTTGGGTACCCAGCAGTTCCACCTTGGTTTTGGATAATAGATATTGACATTGTCTTATCATTATCGGTTGGTACGTCTGTCAAGTTTACTGTGTAGTTTCCAGAAACAGCTGTTCCGTTGTAGAACACGTTTGCTGTGTTATAGCTGATGGTCATAACTCCACCAGATACAGATGCGCTAGATGAAATATCTTCACGCATTTCTTGAACGTCAAAGCGACCAGTGATGCGTGAGGTGCTGTTTAGGTTAACCGCTCCGTTAAATGTTGTAGTTCCAGTTACTGTTAAATCTGCGTTGGCAGTAACGTTTCCTGTAACTCCAAGAGTTCCAGCAATTGTTGTATTACCAGTGGTCTTATCTACGTTAAATTTGTTTGTGTTGACAGCAAGTGCGCCTGTTACAGCAAGATCGTTGCGTACTGTGGTTGTACCAGAAGTAGCACCCATAGTAATGGTAGTAGCTGCTTGACCTAGATTTAGGGTTGTAACAGTTCCGTTTACTAGGTTAAAGGTTACCGCGGAGGTTGTAATATCTCCGCCGTTTACCGCTAGATCTCCCGTAAGAGTTGTGTTTCCAGTAACTCCAAGAGTTCCAGCTACAAGAGTGTCGCCACTTGATGCGGCTACCGTAAACTTATCGGTATTAACCGCAAAGTTTCCAGTAGAAGCAAGAGTGCCAGCAGCAGAAATGTTAGCCACTGCCTCAAGGCTTCCAAGCTTCAAGGTGTCGTATGCAATATCTACGCCGTTACCATAAGTATTCTGAGCATAATCAATAGAAGTTGTTGGCTCAGTGCTGATGTTAGATACTAGCTTCCATATGTTATCTGTGGCGTCTTTAGAGAAGGCACCGAAGCGTGTACGGGTTGCTGAAACTACTTGTGCTGTAGCCAAAGAACGGTTTACTGTAGCAGTTCCTGTTGGGGATACTGCAGCAGATGTTACGTTTGAGGCTGTCTTAGCGTAGCTAAATGTGTTAGTTGTTACGCCAGTGATTGTATATGTTCCGTTAAATGTTGAGTCAACTCCAGTAATTTCTACAATCTCACCAGTTATAAAGTCGTGAGTTGCCGTAGTTGTAAGAGTTGCCACGTTAGCGGAGAGAATCTTGTTGCTAATGCTGTAGCTTACGTCACCAATTCTTGCGCTTGTAACTTGAGGAGCAGTCAATGCATAGCTAAATGTGGTCGCTGTGACCGCAGTAATTCCATATGTTCCGTTGAATGTAGCGTCTACTCCAGCAACTACTACTGAATCTCCTACCGCAAAGTTGTGGTTTGCAAAGGTTGTGAGAGTTGCTACGTTAGATGTTAAAGCTTTGTTTACAACAGACGCAGTTGGAATATTAGTTATTGCATACTTACCCTCTACAACAAGACCTAGGTCGTTTGTAGAAACTGTTGAATTATCACCAGTAAAGATAAACGGAGCAGTAACAGATAGGTTAGCGGTCGAAACCTGAGTTCCAGAACCACCAAAAGTAATGCTACCCGCAATATTTACGTCACCGACAATACCTACACCACCAACAACGGTGAGAGCACCAGTAGTTGGGGAAGTAGATGGGGTTGCAATTTCAATGTGTACGCTTTGATCTGGCGTAATAATCATTTGAGCATTACCGCTATCAAATCCGCCAGCACCAAAAATAATCTTATTTTCAGAACCGTTTGCGCCAGTAGCAAATACTAGGTTTCCTTGACCGCCAGTGTTAAAGGTTGCGGTTCCAGTTGGAGTTACAGCAGTATTGCTTACGTTTGCGTTAGTCTTTGCATAACTAAAAGTATTAGTTCCAGTTGCTGTTACGCGGTATTCTCCATTAAATGTGGCATCTACTCCAGTAACTACAACTTTTGCTCCAGGCTTAATAGAAGCTGGAAGGCTTGATACTGTCAAGGTAGCTACGTTAGAAGTGATTGCCTTGCTTGTAATTGTTGCTGTTTCTGGCTTTGGAGCGTCATGGAATATATAAGCATCATTTGCGCCAGTAAGAGGGAATAGTGGGTCACCAAAATCAGAGCCGGTGATACCAAAGGATGCCCAACCATATTCATCCCAACCGTTGTCAGAGTAAACAATAAGGTCAGTTGAAGAAGTCTTATCTGCGTTTCTAAACGCAATTTGAGCAAATAGTTCTTGCTCTGTTCCATCATCAAAGTTAAATACTGCTGCAGCGTTTGAATATCCTAAATCAGTGAGGGCATCTTTTGCATTTTGACCAGCAACTACTTGACCTCCGATAACGGCGCTTTGCGCTACGTTAACGTGTTCTCCAATACCAACACCACCATCTACTACAAGCGCACCAGTTGTTGTGCTTGAAGATGGAGTAGCAATATTAATTGAGACAACTTCATTTGGAGTGATTGTCATCTGTGAAGTTCCAGACTCAAAACCACCAGCAGCAAATACAATTGCGTTTTGTAGACCAGTCTTATCAGTAGCAAAAACTAAATTGCCGTCACCAGCTGGCTTGTACACAACACCAAATTGAGATAAATCTTCTTCGCTAAATGGGGTAATTCCAGTTACCGCAAATGATGCAGTTGTAGAACTGACTGCGGTTAGTGTGTAAAGTCCACTAGGAATATGGAAGAAATCAGTTTCTTCTCCAATATCCTCCAGCTTAATAACGTTTCCTACAGAGTATCCATGAGCTACTGTGGTAGTAATGGTGCAAGTTGATCCAATAACTCGAACTTTGCTTACATCTTTAGTATTGATTCGTGGAGCAGACATGAAAATGTATCCGTCATGTGGCCCTGTAATTCCAAAAGTTTCAGCAGAGAAGTTGTTGCTTGTAATTCCAAGGTCAATCCAACCAGAGTCGTTTGTTCCATCAGCCGTGTAAACAATTACGTCTGCTGACGCGTTTGCTCCATTGCTTGGATTTACCATTACTAATTGACCAAAATCAGAGGTACTTCTTGCAAACACAGACACAACATCTGTAAGTTGTGCGGAAGTTTCAAAGTCTGCTGCAGCTTGACCTTGAGTAGTTCCCCAGTAACCTTTTGTTAAACGAGTTGTTGCGGTCCATGAGGGACTAGATCCGTTGGTAGTAAGGAG